TCTTTGACCAATATTGTTGTAATAACATAATAGTATATTTGACACAATATCGTCTTTTGATGTCTTTTTCAAAGGAGATAACGACATTTTAGTAACTAAATTAGCTAATCTTATCGTTTTCTGCTTACCTTTCTCACAAGACAACTTTACTGTAACTCTTCCTCGATCATCAACATATAGCTTCATTTTCCTGCCATGTTTGTTGTATATCTCGTGAGTTATAGTATCAATGTAGTAGTTTTCACAACCCAGAATTGGGCACTTGTTTTTAATGAAATTTTTATCTATTTTATCCATAACAAAAAATTGGGAGAACATCTAAAAAGACACTCTCCCATGATTTTAATCATCCGAATAATGAAAATCATCCTCAGCAAAATCGAGTTGATTATTCATTTGATAATGTGCATCACCATGACAATTTCTACATAGCAATACTGTCTCACGAGAATATTCATTATAAATCTTATCGTAAGTCCAAGATCTAACAGTAGTCCATCCAGGTCTTCCTGAATGTTCTCTAGGATTTGTATGGTGGAATTCTAATACCCAGTATCTTTTCTCACCACATACAGCACAACAACCACCAAAGTCGTCTTTTAGCTTATCCAACTTCTGTTTTCTATTCACAGTATCTCTCCACTAGAAACTCTCTAGAAGCATCATTATCTATTCTTTCAACGTTTTTACCGTTGTTTGGTTCATATTCATTAGAGTTCATACACTTATCGTAAGCTCGGCTGAACCCTAAATTATCTTTCCAACCAGCAGAATTAACTGCCCAATCTAAGTCCTTATCGTGTCCTGCTCTCGCTGAAGTCCTAGCTAAGTAGTCTTCAGGAGTGTCGTAAAACATGTAAAAACAGTCGATTCTATTAAAACCTGTCTGTTTTAAGAAATTAGGTCTAGATCTAGGACTGACAGTGTTAAAATAACCTTCAACAAATATTCTCTTAACCTGTTTGTCGTTATTTATAACGTGTTTATAAAAATCAGTCCTCATATCCTGTGTAGATAGATCAGCTTTATCAAGACAAACCCAACCAGCATGATTCTTAGCTTCAGATCCTAAAATAAGAAAACCAGTGTCTGGATAAAATCTTCCGATGTTTATCGTCCTCGTTTTATCCTTTTTAGTATCGAAAAACGTATACTCATAGTCTCTATAGGAGCTACCTAAAAAGTCAACGAGAGCCTTCATTCTCGTGCTCTTACCTGTTGCATTAGCTCCCATAATAAAAGTTATGTCTGTCATAAAAACTCCTATTTACAATTACATTTGCCTCCAGACTTAGTGTCAAATAGCTTATCTGCCAGTTTATACACTAAATTCCTAAGACCAAATATCACTAGAACCAAAACTCCTAGAATAGTTGTGTACCACTCAGGTGCTTTAGCTAAATTCTCCCAAGCTTGACCCATAGTCGACTCAGAGAAAATAGGTGATAAGAAATTAAGAACAATTGGTAAAGAGAACACGATAACAACGAGTTCATCTTTCCAACTATTCTCCATTGACTCTTCTTCAATCTTCTTAATTTCTACTTCTTTATCCATAGTTCTTAACATGTGCTTTGGTCAAGCTCTTGAACAATTCGTCTCTTTTTACTCTAGTAAATCGGGAATCACCTTCTTTCTTCATGTAATATGCTCCAGAAGGATCGTACCTTTTGTATACGAATTTTTGTCCTGTAGTTCTATCTGTTACTTCAAATGTATGACCTTTCATCATTTCTCCTTATTTGTCTTCAGCTACTGCTTCTGCTTCTGCAGGTGCAAAAGACTCATTTAACATCTTCATAAATGCATTTCTTGCGATCTTTAGTTGATCTAAATTGAAATTAGCAGTAGCGATTTTACCATCAATATCTTGAATATGTTTAACCATCGCAACTTGCTGATCAGTTAGATCTTCTACATTGTGCTCTACACCATCTACAGTGATAACTTGTTTTTCTTCTTCTGACATGTTTTCTCCTATTCTACTGGAAGCTCTTTAATTTTAGTGAGCTGTTTGTTTACATCATCTAGGTCTGAACAGATAATCTTGACTTCAACATACTTCTCGTTGTCATCTTCTCCGTTCAGCTCTAGCATGAATCCGTTATCTGCAAAAATTACATTACAGAACCTCTATGTGATTTCAATGAATCTAATCCCATTAAATTCTCCTGTTTTTATTCTAAAGGGAAGTTTTTATAGTTGACACAGTGAACACTCTGGTTTGGTTCTAATCCATTCAGAGTGATAGTCTTGACATTACTGTAACATTCCAAATAAGTATGAAATGTATACAAATCAGTTGTTTCTGTCTGATAATTACCAAAAAGTGTTACTAGTATTAGTGTCCACATTTACCACCCCCATTCTCCTTGCATACCTGCTGCAGAATAATCTGTAACAGTTCCTTCAAAAAAGTTTTTAAAGGAATCTCCTGCGATAATCCATTCAATCCAAGGCAATGGGTTATCTTTTACTCCAAAATTAGGTTTTAGTCCTAATTGTATAAGTCTCCTATCAGCTAAGTGTCTGATGTACTGCTTGACCTCATTTTTGTCTAATCCTTCAACATCACCCATCTTGTAAGCTAAATCGATAACTTTATCTTCTAACTTAACAGCAGTTCTGAACATGTCGTAGATTTCTTTCTTAAATTCGTCTGTAACAACCCTAGGATGTTCTTGACAGAATTCTCTGAAAAGTCTAGACATACCCTCTACATGCATAGATTCGTCTCGAATAGACCACTCAACTACTTCACACATACCTTTCATCTTACCGAATCTTTGATAGTTCAACAGCATAGCAAATGCAGAGAAAAGAGACATACCTTCATTTACGCATGTCTGTGCCAATGCTTTAGCTAGACCATTTTGTGTAGAAACATCGTTATCTTGCATAAACTCGATCTTATTGACCATTTGCTTATAATCTAAAAATGCTTCATACTCTACATCATCAAAACCTAAAGTGTCATTCAGAAGAGCATAAGATCTCTGATGAGTTCCCTCTCTTGATGCAAATGACAATAACATGTTTCTAATCTCGTGATTTTGAAACTTAGGGATGAACAAGTCGCTGTAGTTGTGAGCAACTTGAACATCTGATTGTGTAAACAATCTTAGTATTTGTGTGATGTGATTTTTCTCTTCTGGTGTAATCTTGTTTTGTTTCCATTGATCTACATCTTCTTGTAGCTTTACTTCCCAAGATCCCCAGTGGATCTTCTCATGCGACTCAGCCATTTCCATAGCCCATGGATAGTGAAATGGTTTGTAACTTTTAGCTGGTTCCATTAACCCTGACATGATAAACACTCCTCAAAATCTATTAATTTAACTCTTTCTACTTTCTTACCAATTTGCTCAGCAGTAGCACCAGAGTTAGTTCTAAGATAATACAATCCTTTAAGTTTGTCTTTCCAAGCTTTTAA